GACGCCATTTGCTATCGTAGCCGCGTTTGCTGGCTGATAGCTTGGTAGTCCTATAAGTAGCATGGCATTTGAGACAACGTGAGCAGTCGCGTACTAAGACGCCACAATCAACACAAGGCTTAGTCATCGTCCTCGTCATCGTGTCCACTAAAAACGTCATAAATGACGCGCATTCTTTCCTCAGGGGGCAAGGACATATACGCATCAAGGGTGGACCTGACGGCCCTAGTTAGTATGGATTCGATTGCATCAAAGCTGAGGTCTTGGTCTGTATCTAGCTCGGTTTGTAGAGCACCGATTGACATTGAAACGGTTAGGCCCATGGTATCGCCCTTAGAAATACAAATCTACCCCAAGGGGATAATTCTACCACACCGAAACGCGTTTGTGTGACAAACACGACTCAGTCAGTCCTCGGCGTGTCGAGTAGCAACCCCAAACGAGGCCAATCTGCTTCGGTCCATGAGTGACCCTTTCCTCTTGTGCAGTCGCAATCCTCTGCTGCGCATCTGCAGTTGTGATTGCGGCAGAGCAGAAGCCCTTGGTCCAGCTTGATTACTAAGCCTTTTGCACAATGCGGACATCTTAGTCTTGCCGTCAAGGGCCTCTGCTCCAATCCTAACAGGATTTTCACCTGATTGTGCCGTTTTGATGTGGAGTGATTGATTTCTTCAATCAGTTTGGTCCGATTGTCAGTCGGCCACTTCTCAACAGCGTCTGCAACCCAAAACAACGAACGTTCTGTGTCGTTGTTAGTCACTGCCCCCTGGTTCAGCTCTAGCCTAAGCTCAGCTTCCCACACAAGTGTATCAGTTCTAATGTCCAAAATCGCATCAAGCACATCGACACGAACTGGAAGCCGAGGCCCAGGCACAGAGCGGCTGGTGCGCTCGCCGACGCGACCAGGCTCCAACTCTGCCCCTAAGTCTTTGTACCAAGTAGCCAAATCTCTTAGCTCCTGAGCGGTTTCAATAAGAGGCTTCTCAGACACCTGAGCTCCCAAAACCCGAAGCGCCACGGTCGGTTTTGGGAAGTTCGTCAACCTCTTGTGCATCCACATCAAGAGAAGCATTCGTCATGAGAATGTATTGAACCAAGCGCATGCCAGGTTCGATTTTGACTGGCTCATCAGTCATGTTCCACACGCCAGCAAAAAGCGGACCAGTGTAGCCGCAATCTATGACACCCTGCGCCACCATAAGACCGTGCTTGCGAAGTGTGCTAGAGCGAGCTGTCAACAAGCCCCAAGTGCCTTCGGGCACCTTAATCGCCACACCAAGTGGGACGTCCACAAAGGTGTGCGGTTGAATCACAAGCTCCGCATCACAATACAAATCGAAGCCAGCGTCGTCTGCGTACGCCTTAGTTGGCGCTAAGCCAGTCGGTGTCAGTACGCGGTACAATAGGGCTGCCATATTCACTCCATTCTTTAATAGATTCGTAGGTTTGCACTTCAAGTGCAGCGAGTGCAACGCTGTTCATTCCAACATCGCCGATGACAACGACTGGAATGCCACTGTCAACAGCGTGTTGGATTTCAACGATTGTGCCGATTGTGAACACCTCTTTCAACAACACGGCTATAAGAAGGTCGGCATCTTCAAGCACCTTTAGATTGGCCCAGTGCACGAACTCGTCAGGCACAAGGTCCTTTGGTGCGTTCCAAGCTCCAGCTGGGTCGTACACCCAAGTGCAGTCTTGGTCTTTGAAGTGCTTTTTGATTTCATTTTTGGTGCGAGTCACTTGCGACCCTGCATCAAAGTCAATCGGTGCTGCGAGATAGACAATCATTTGACAAACCCACCCCAACCGCCGTGCTCACGTGCGTATTGTGCCATTTTGGTGTAAATGGCGATGTCATGCCATGTATCGTCTGAAGGCAAACGCCCGTCAGCATAGCCACCAACCAGGCGGGCCACTTTGCCTAGCACATAAAAAGCGATACCAAGCTCGTCGTGTGTGACACCCTTTGGCTCGCCAATCATTTGGCTCAAAGCAAAGCCGATGACTTTCAGGTCGGCGCTGCCGTACTCGATTGCTTTTGGTATAACAGAGTCCAGTTCTGACTTGGTCTCGTCTAGCCACCAGTTGGCAAGGTCTTGCACAGTTGGTGAGCCCTCGGCTTGTGGCGCTTGTCTAAATGCGGCTGCCACATCTTCCCATTTCTCAAATGACATTACTTCACCCACGCCATCGTTGAAGGACCAGTGCCGACTAGCTTGACACTTGCGCCAGTTGCGCTTTCAATGTCTGTGATGTAGCGAGCCTGCTCCTCAGACAAAATGTCAATCTGGGCTTGGTTCTTAAGCTCAGGGAAGATGTAGTCGAACATGGTGAGTGCGATTTTGACTGTCGGTGCTCCACCGTTGCCGATGACTGCATCTCGGATTAGCTTTGAATCGAAGTGGCCAACACGACGAATCTTTTGTGTCACTGTGGTGCGCTCTGCCTCAAGTCCAAGCTGTTCCCAGCTGGTTTCGTTCTCGAGCGGCCCTGAGTTGCCAGCAACTCGGATTGGGTAGGTTCGTGCAGTCACCCAAACATCAAAGACGTCAACTGCTCGGTCCCATGGGCTGATGCCAGCCTGAGATAAGAAGTCGATGGCTCGGCAGTTTTGGCTTGTACAGAATGGGTACAGGCCTGCGTGCAGTCCAAGACCGTAGCCTTGTGTGCCTTCGATTAGAGCAGTGCCACCTCGTTGCAAGTGTTCGCGAATCACTTTTGAAGTATCTACTCCGCCACCGAACAGAGAAGCCTTGCGCATGATGCGGTCAGCACGTGAAGCGCCGATGCCTTTGCTTGTGGAGCCAATTCGGGCTTGAATGCCGTCTGCATTCTCGATGTCGTGGTGGCGAGGCTCCAAGATGGTGGCTTGGTCGTCCACGATAATGCGTGAGCTGGCTTGGTATCCAGCTTGGTCGAGTTCTGCAAGCTCGCGGTTAAAGACCTCAATATCAATCTCAGAACCTGCGGCGACGATTAAGTCGGACTCAGGTGCGGTGACTGCGTTGACTGGGACTGAACGAAGTCGCCATGCATATGACTCCTCGCCATTTGGTCCTTTGCCGATAACTGTGTGTCCTGCATTTGGTCCTGCGACTCGGATTCCCATAAATGGAGCCTCTGAGGTTGCGGATAGGTAGCCTGCTACGGCTCCCTTTCCTTCACTGCCATACTGACCGCCGACTACGGCGATGAGACGTCCTGCCATTTGTTCCCCCTTTTAGAAGTTAGGTTCGGTTGTTTGTGGTACTACCCAGTAGGTTGGGTGCTCCTTCACGGCCTGGGCTGAACCGCAAAGATGCTTGGCGAGTATAAACTCGTATTGCTTGTGGATATTGAGCATTGAGCGGCGCTCTAGGTAGAAGCTGGGCCGCCACCTAGAAACGCCATATGTAGAGCGCTTATTGAGTAAGCACACTATCTCTGTCTTGGTGTCGATGGGAGTGCAGTCCGAAAACACCGAAAAACCGCACCACTGCGCCTTCCAAAGCGCAGCTCCACAACTCCGACAGAAATCCTCTACAGCTGGTTTATCTAACAAAAGACTCACCACCTGAACTGCTGACCGACTTCACCGACCGCCCCCCCTTATAGGGGGGGGCGAAGTCGGTCAAGTTTCGGTCGCCTCTTGCCCCTACTTGACCGATAGTGAGGCGGTCAATATCGGTCAAGTCGGTCAAGTTGGCTAAGTATATCATTCTAGAACCCCCGAAAATGGTAATGGCGCTCCCAACACGTAGGTTTTTAGGTGTGTGTAGTAGCGGCCCTGCCCCTGAGCCCGCACTCCAAGATAACCCTGCCCCTCGAGCTGGGCGAGCGCCTTCTTGATTTGGTCGGTGCCGCCCTCGATGGCTTGGACTATTTGGTTGGTGGATAGCTCTGCGCCGTGTGTCTCCATAAACTCGGAGACCTTCCTCATCAGGTATTCATGAGGCGTGAAGCCAGTCTGACCGCCAACTATTGAAATCTCAATGCGGTTGTCGGGTTGAGATACCAAATCAACGTGTCCGATATAAGAAGCCTCTTGGCTGATGCCACGCACGAAGCCTGGGCGGTCTTTGGTGATTTTGAGATTGAGCTTGCCGTTGGAGCCTCGGCCAAATGGCATAGAGACGTCCACAGCGATTGCCACACCGTCGATGTCTGCACGCTTGGCCTGTGCGCCGATTGCGTAGTTGCCTCGGTTGTCTTTGGACTTTGTGACATGGTCAATGGTCAAAATCGCAGCACCCCACAAGCGAAGCGGCCGCAAGACCACCTGACTGAACTGGGTGGCATCTTTGTTCTTTTCGAGGTCTAGCCCGAGCAGGTTCATGGCGGCGTTGACACCGTCCACCACAATCAGATTAGGTGTGAAGTCGCGAATCGCACCAAGGAGCGCTTGCTGTGCCACCTCGTTGTAGCTGCCGTCAGGGTTGGCGTACCTGAAGCGGTCGAACTGCTCGCGCTGAACACCGAGGGCCTTCAGGCGACCTCGAATACCGCGCTTTGAGTCCTCAAAATCAATGTAAAAGACCTTGTTGCCTTGCACCAACTGTTGGCGCACAGCTTCTAGTGCCACCCAAGTCTTGCCAGATTCGGACTCGCCGAAAATGGCGTTGACCTTTCCTGCATAGAGAAGGCACTGCCCATCTGTTCTGTAGAGCACGGTCGGTCCAGGCTCGGTCTCGTCCTCGTCGAACTCGACTGGCCTTGGTAGCCAGCTGGTGTCGGGCTCGGGCTCAGGTAGTGCTACAACGCCAGGCTCGGGCGCTGGCGCTTCCATGAGCGATGAAATATCAATCGGCTGCAAGCTGCTGGAACTGCCTGAGCCAAAGCCCTTCGCAGCGAGCGCAGACGCTGCCTTGTGGAAGTCGCCCCCGTGTTCAATGAGAGTGTAAGCCGCGAACTTGCTGTATCCGCGTTCTGCTTCAAAGATGGTGCTGGTGCTGAATACAAACAGCAAGTCCGAGCCTTCGTAGTTGGTGGTGGCGCTGATGCCGCCCGTTTTGCCTGGTCTGCACCAAGCCACGGTCTGACCCTTTGCGAATACCTTAGTCCAGCCGAGTGGCAAGAGAAGCTCGTCCCAAGTCGCACGCTCGTTGTAGTCGTCGCCTGGGAGTGTCGAACCCGCTTCCCGATGCCTTTCTGTGACCTCTGAAGCCACCACCGAAGCCTTTGGAAGTTGGTCGAAATATCTAAATAAGGAATGGAGACTTTCACGCTCATCTACGGTTATCGTCGGGATTGTCTCAATCGAGCCCGAAATCAAAGACCAAGAACCACCTGATGGGTGACAAGACCCGCCGCTCGGGGCTGCAACCACGAAGCCACCTTCACCGCGGGTCTCGGCAAGCACATCAACGGTGTCGCCTGGGCCAGGCCGTCTCGCCAGCTTTGTGTTGCCTGGCACTTCACCATCGATTCGATAGAGCCAGTGCAAACCGCCTGACGGGGTCATTTCGCAATAGCCCTCGTTTAGTCGTTGCCAAAGCTCCTCGAGCCCAATCTCAGTCGCCATGTCTTTGATTTGGGTGTGGATGCCGTCGGCGACTGCGCGGCCTTCCACCTCGAGCATTTCGAGATTGCCCGAAACCTTGCCTGTGATAATGCCGACGCCTCTTGCATCTTTAAACCAAGCCTGAAGTTCCTCGACTGTCGGCAGCTTGTGCTGGTACTCTTTCCACTGGCCGATGCCTGGGCGCTTGGAGCCGTCTGCCATAACTGGCACGACTGAACACCCCATGGCGGCGAACCTGAGTGCCGCGGTTAAGACCTCAATGCTCATCGGCAACTGCTGCATAGGTTGACGGTGCGAATGTTCTCAAAGGAGACGAAAAAAGGCCTGGCACAATGAAAACAGCTAACTGTTTTAATGGCTCTGCGCTTTTTTTCAATGACAATCGGCCACCGAAGTTTAATCACTTTAAAACCACCCGTTCTAATGTCCTGCGTGAGGTGTCAGGCCTTGCACCTGATGTCGCCTGGGTTGATGAGCTTCCCCTTCTCATGCCCGCGGCACCGCGCCTTCCTTAGAGTCGAGTGGAAGGATACTCCTCTAAGAAACCTAGAGAGGCTTTGCCCCTAGCTGGGCAAGTAGAGCTGCGACTTCAGGTGGCACGCCACCCGCCGCTGCTGGTGCTGCTGCTGGCGCTGCTGTGCCTGGCTTGAAAGCCGCGGCCTTAGCGATTGCTGCAGGGTCTTGCGATGCGTCGGCGATAATCCACGGGGCAGTCTTGCCAGGTTTGGCAACTCCCTGCTGGATTCGACCGAGCACTCGCTGTCCGATTAGTGGGCGAAGTGCGTTGCGAATTGCGATGTTGAAAAAGAGCACATCGCTGTGTGACTCTCCTGTGTCCAAGTTGATGACGTCGCACGAAATGGCGTCAGCTGGACCGTTCACCGTCTCGATACCTGAGCGGTACTCGATAGGCTTGAAGATAAGCAACTGGCCCTGAAGGTCAGCTGGTTTTGGACCAGCGCTCGCGGCGGCTGGTGAAGCAAATGCTTCCATTATTCCCCTGCTTTCTGTTGGTTGGCGGTGGTGGTGGGTTCCTCATCAGCTGACTCCATTATCTCTTTGATAATGTCGTTGATGGTTTTCTCAGGCAGTGTCACCTGGGCAACCTTCCTCGAGAGACTTGCTGAAAGGTTTGAAGTATGGACACCAAGCGCAAAGACGGTCGGCCTCTGCGGGTATTTGACTCCAAAACTCGGGGTTTGCTTCGACGTCCACTGCGGCCAATAAAGCGTGAATGGCGTCAATGCGAGCGAGAGCGTCGAGCGCAACTTGCTCATCATAGTCGTGCATGACCATGACCATGTCAGTGAGTGAACCTGAAGTCGGTAGGTAGCAGAGTGCCACCTTCTTGACGTCAGCTCCTTGTTGTGCAAGTCCATAAGCGTAGAGCTGGACTTGAATGATTTGCTGTTGGTCTGCGCCGAACTTCTTATAGTTGGCCAGTTTAGTCGCACCCGTCGTTTTCCAATCGAGAACCACACCGTTTTTGACGTCAAAGAGGTCAACGGTTCCTGCAAGATTGCCACGAATGGTGACGCGCTGTTCGATGAGGAATCCCTCACGCTTTCCAAAGACCTCTGCCAGGTACGCGTGAATCGCCGTTCCGACTTGTGCAGCCCAAGAGCCGCCCTGCATCGCATTTGGCTTTTCCCAGTCGAGAAGCTTGTACGCCAAACGGCGCGTGCACTTGTGGCCGACCTCGCTTGGTCCGATTTGGACCTGTCCTGCTCTTGGAGACCAGATTCCAGCTTGAATGACGACATCGCGGACGGCATTAGCGTACTCCTCTGAGTCGCTGAATAGTTTGGCGTAGCTCATTCGTCATCGTCCTCGTCCTCGTAAATGACGTGGTCGGGCACGTTCGGTTGCCGCCCCCAGTCAGGCGCTGGCACGATTGGGTCAATTATCGACATCAGGGTCCGCCAGTGTAAACCTGCGCGAGGTGCTCTCGCGAGACAGGAAGGTGTAGATAGCTGGGTCTAGAATCTCTTTGGCTTTTGCAACGTCTAGGCGGTTGGTCGTCACTTTAGTCCAACGAACCGCCACCTTGCCATCGATTAAGCCAATCTCGTTTTCGCCCATGCTCTCTTGTATCTTGCTC